CTATGAGGTGTGCCGCCTTCTGCAAAGTTTCCAACATCTGCATCAAGTCTTTCCATTTCAGCAAAGCCTTGTTGTTTTAGTTGGTCACCGTTTAGAGTTGTTCCGCCCTGCGGTCCAGCAATAGTGTTGAATTTACCTCTTGCTTCACCCAGCATGGTTTTACATACTGCTAGTGTGTAGTCTCTGATCCACGGTTTAGAATAGATATCTTTTAACAAAGTAATATCTGGTCTAAAGTTGTCAGTATGCATTAATACTGTTTCGTTATCTGCTCTGGGTCTTTGTGTGATTGTCAATTGTTTTGTGGCCACATCAAAATGAAACTGAATAAAAGATCCAAACAGTTTGCCCACTAATTCTTGATAACTTGCAAAAGCATAATAGGTTGCAAGACCACCTGTGGCACCTGCTCTAAGTAGGTATGTGTTGGTATAAGCCAGGTTAAATGGTTCAAACAAAGTTCCACCTTCTCCGCCTTCTGTTCTGGATCCCACTGTTCTTCTAAACAATTTTCTCACGTTGATAATTTCATCAGGTAAAATGTATTTGTTTTGATTTTCTGTTAGAGTTAAAAAGGCATAGGATTCTTCCACAGCATTTGATGATTTTTGTCTGTATCTGTTTATTGCTCTTTCTAGGGCAGTTTCGTAGTGTTTAGGATCAAGTTCAACCTCGATCATACCTTCACCTAGGTTGTTTTTGACATAGTCAAACACTTCTTGTTGCATGGTTTGTAGTTCTGACATAGTGATATTTATTGCCTTTAGCCTAACAATAAATATGTGTAATGCCTAGACTATCAATTTTTAAGCCTGAAAAGGGGAATGACTACAAGTTTTTTGATCGAAACATCAAAGAGATGTTCACTGTTGGGGGTACGGATTTACACCTACACAAATACCTAGGACCGCACAAACAGGGTGATACAAACAAAGACGGTGAGGCATCACCTACTCAACCCAATTATGCACCTAGTGAAATCAATGAAAGAACCATACAAGATCTTTTATTTTTAGAAAACAGAGACAGAAAATATGCTGATGACATTTACTCAATCAGAGGCATTTACAATGTGCAAGATATTGACTTTAATTTAAGCCAGTTTGGAATGTTTTTACAAAACGATACGCTATTTTTGACTGTGCATTTGAATGATTGTGTGGAAAGAATAGGCAGAAAAATTATGTCAGGTGATGTAATTGAACTGCCACATCTAAAAGATGAATATGCTCTTAATGATTACAGTTTCGCACTCAAAAGATTTTATGTTGTAGAAGATGTAAATCGTGCAGCAGAAGGATTTAGTCAAACTTGGTATCCGCATTTATATAGATTAAAACTTAAACAAATACTTGACAGTCAAGAATACAAAGATATACTTGATTTGCCAGCAGAAGAAGATGCACCAGGTGGAAATACTTTAAGAAACTTGTTATCTACATATGAAAAAGAAATGCAAATAAACAATGCTGTAGTTGCACAAGCAGAAGCTGATGCTCCTAAAAGTGGATACGACACTAGTCACTTGTTTACTCTACAAGTTAAAAACGGTGAAACAGAATTAGTTACTGTTGATTCTAGTGACATAGATGTTTCAGATGGTATAAGTGTTGATAAAATTATGGTTCCGCCAGAAAAGAACGGGTATCAAGGATATTTATTAGGTGACGGATTACCACCAAACGGTGAAGTATTTGGTCATGGTATTAGCTTTCCTATTGAACCGTCAACACATGATTACTTCTTAAGGACAGATTTTTTGCCTAATCGTTTATTTAAATATGACGGAACACGCTGGATTAAATTAGAAGATGGAGTGCGTATGGCTCTTTCAAATACAAATACTAAGTCTACATTAAAAGGTGGCTTTGTTAATAATACTACTAGCAATACAATTGGTGGCGAGGCTGTTCAAGAAAGACAGAGTTTATCAAAAGCACTTAAAGCTAAACCAGATAATTAAGGTATAATATAAATGCAACATTTTTATGATGGTCAAATAAGAAGATACTTAACTCAAATGATTAGACTTATGAGTAATTTTTCTTATGAAGATGGTGACAAAAAACTTACACAAATACCCGTAATGTACGGTGATATTACAAGACAAGTAGGTAGCATTATTAGAGAAAACAGCGAAAATAAATTACCTAGTGCTCCTAGAATGGGCGTATATGTTACCGGTATTGAAATGAATAGTGCTATGCTTGCTGACTCAAGTTTCATTAGTAAAGTAAATGTAAGAGAAAGAGCCTACGATGCACAAGGTCAAGAATACTTAAATGAGTCAGGAAAAAATTATACAGTAGAAAGATTAATGCCTACACCTTACACATTATCAGTAAACTGTGATATATGGAGTACAAATACAGATCAAAAGTTACAAATATTAGAACAAATTTTAATGTTATTTAATCCTAGTTTAGAAATACAAACTACTGACAATTATATCGACTGGACTAGTTTAAGTGTTGTAAATTTAGATCAAATAAGTTTTAGCAGCAGATCTATACCAACTGGTACTGAATCAGAAATTGATGTTGCTACATTAGGGTTTACTGCTCCAATTTATATTTCACCTCCTACTAAGGTAAAAAGACTTGGAGTTATTACAAATATTATAACAAGTATATTTGACGAAACTGGAAATATTAATAATATTAATCCAGACAAGATATTTGATAGCTTTGGTCAACAAATAGAATCTGAACTGTCATCAGATTTCGATAGCCAGGATACAATAATGCCAGAAGTTAATACAGATCATACCGAAGTACATGGTAGAGTAGTAGTTGCTCCATCTGGTGAAGTAGAACATATTACACAAACTGGCAAAGTTAATAGAGGAACTGCTGAATCTGTTCTTGGGTTATCTCATAGAGGACACGATCTACTAGTTTTAAATAATACGTTACAACTTATTCATAAAGGAATAGTTGGAAATACATTATGGACAACTTATTTAGATGAGATACCTGGTAACTTTAGAACAGGTCTTTCACAAATAAGATTAGCTAGAAAAGATCTTTCAAATGATATAATAGGTACATTTGCAGTTGATCCTTCTGATGAAACTAAAGCAGTAGTTAACTGGGATACAGATACTTTACCAAATGATACTGTCATTACAAGCACATTACAAGAAAAAGCAAAGATTGATTATATACTTGATCCAACTAAGACAAATCCAACTACACTAAAAACAGCTGGTAATAGGATTCTACTTTTAGGAGCAATTGGTTCTACATTAAATACAGATGGTGCTGATGCATGGAAAAACGCAGACGGTACAGACTTTATTGCTAGTGAAAATGATATATGTGAATGGGATGGAACTAAGTGGGTTATAGTATTTGATGCTTCTACTAAAGTTGATCAACTAACTGATGTAACATATGTTACTAATTTAAATACAGGCATCCAATACAAATGGGACACATTTGAATGGGTATTATCCTTTGAAGGAGAATATCCAGACGGCACCTGGCGTATAGTATTTTAAGATAATTATTTGTATGAATAACATTGTTTGTAGCGGTGCCCTCTTTTATACACTAGATACTCATAGATTTTTGTTCTTATTTAGAGCAAATGGCAAAAAAGCAGGATTGTGGGGATTAGTAGGCGGAACAAACGAAGGAGTAGAAACTCCTTTTGAGGGATTGCAAAGAGAAATTAAAGAAGAAATTGGCAGTTTGCCTGAAATAAAAAAAGTATTGCCTTTAGAATCTTTTGTATCTAACGACGCACATTTTCATTTCCATACATATCTTTGTGTAATTAAGAATGAATTTATACCTAAGTTAAATAACGAACATAGTGGGTACGCTTGGTGTAGTTTTCGTAACTGGCCAAAGCCTTTACACTTAGGGCTGCGTAATACATTACAAAGTAAAGCTAATCTTACTAAATTAGAAACTGTATTTGAAACAATTAATTTACTTGACAATTAACTTAAAAGAAAGTACAATAAGTGTATGAAAGTTCTAGTTCTTGGCGATGTAATTATTGACAAATATATTTACGGTACTTCTACTCGTATTAGTCCAGAAGCGCCTGTGCCTATTGTTAATTTAGACAGAGTAAAAACTTCATTAGGCGGAGCAGGCCTTGTAGTTGAAAATCTTAAAAGTTTAGGCGTTGATGTCACGCTTGCACAAACTGGGCAACCACAAAGTGTTAAAACTAGAATTATATCTGATGGACATTATATCACACGATTAGACGAAGACCAAGATGCAAATTCAAGTGCAGTATTAGATACTATACTACATGATGACTTTTCACAATACGACTATGTTATATTAAGCGATTATGACAAAGGTGTATTAGACAATGCAAAACAAATTATTGCACACATAAACAGCCAAGGACCTAAAGTAATTGTAGATCCCAAACGTTATGCACATGACTATGAAGGTGCTTGGTTAGTAAAACCCAACAACAGCGAATACACCAAGTTTGAGTTTGACGAATGGCAAGGTAATATTATTATTACTGATGCTGGACATTCGGTTACTGCTAAAATAGATGATATTGAATACAACATTCCTATAGAAACAGTTGAAGTGTCGGATGTTACTGGGGCTGGTGATTGTTTTATAGCTGCATTTGTTTATGGTCTTACAAAAGGTTATACACACAAAAAATGTTTAGAAATTGCTACTAAAGGTGCAACTGAAAGTGTTAAACATTCAGGTACATATATTCTTAAACAAGAAGACGTAAATCAAGGTATAGTTTGGACTAACGGTGTATTTGATATATTACATACAGGACATTTAGAATTATTACGGTATGCTAATACATTAGGAAAAAAACTTATAGTAGGGATTAACAGCGATGCTAGTGTTAAAAGGTTAAAAGGTGATAGCAGACCAATTAATAATGAAAAAGTTAGGAAAAAAAGTTTAGAAACTTTGCCTTGGGTTGACGAAGTAATAATATTTGATCAAGATACTCCTTTAAAAGTTATTGAATCTATACAACCTAATATTATTGTTAAAGGTGGAGATTATACTGTTGAAACAGTTGTTGGACATAGTATTGCAAATGTTGTAATTTTTCCTACTATTAAAGGACATAGTACAACTGAAATTATAGATAAAATTGAGGGATTATCATGAAAGCTGAAATACTTGCAGAAAACATAGTTAAAGGTTCAGGTGGACACGGGTTAAAAAAAAGTCAACTCGTAAAAATCTTTGATAACATTGATAACTTAGAAGACTTTGCGTATACTATAAAAAAAGTTTTAGAACACGGTGGTAAAGATTATCTAACTACACAAAGTTTTGATTATAACATTCCATCTTTTAATAATTTTACTAAATGGCATCATGTTGACGAAAAATATAATTTAGACTGGGGCTTTGATAAGAAAGACGCAGGGTGTTATATGTACGGAATTTTTAAAGATACTTCTCCTAGTAAGGTAGACATTTTACAGTCAGAAGTAATTTATATTGGCGAAAGTAGAGCTACTACTAGGAACTGTATGCTAGGAAGAAGGACAGATTTTAAAGGCACAGTACGTAACGAAAGATTATCACCTTATGGTTGTGGTACTGCATTTAAAGAAAAGTTTGGTAAAGAAAATATAAAATATGTGTATCAAACATATTTGCCAATGCATAATAGTCTTGTAAAAGAAGCAGAAATGCAAATGCTTTGCATGTATTATAAAAAGTATAATAATATACCTGCATGTAATCCTGTAAGCGATTTACGTAGAGTAAAATTAAGGATGGAAAACTAATGAAACATTTCAAGAAATACATAGGTATATATCTATTAGGAATGATTGCACTGGCAATATATTTTGATACACCAGATGATGATTATCCATTATGGTTATGGTGGTTGATAGTACCTGTAATATTATGGAAAGTGCCGCCCTTTAGTATTGGTGATTGGTTTTGGGGAAAGGTAGCAAGTGGTTGGGAATGGATTTTAAAACCTTTTACAAATTGGATGCAAAATTGGCCTTGGTGGGCTAAGACTATATTTGCTATTGCGTTAATTTACTGTTTTGAAGAATACTTCTTAGCACCATTAGGATATACAATGTATCCGTGGAGAATGGATTTTGGATTATGAAAATTTTAGTTACAGGATATAAAGGTTTTATTGGACAAAATTTATCTCAATATTTAATTAGTAAAGGTCACGAAGTTGAAGGTTGGGAATTTATGGAAAACGCGGTTCCTGATCCAAGTGCCTATGACTGGGTAATTCATCTTGGAGCAATTAGTGATACAACATGTACTGATGTTGAACAAATAATGGCTAACAATTTTGAAAATAGTATGAGACTATTACAAGCATGTGATACTATGGGTACTAATTTTCAATATGCTTCTAGTGCAAGTGTATACGGTCCCACAACTCATTTTACTGAGGACGGTCCGTTATTGCCACAAAGCCCGTATGCTTGGAGCAAGTATTTGTTTGATAGATTTGTTAAACAGCATATAAACGATTTTAACGTTATTGTTCAAGGATTTAGATATTTTAATGTATATGGCCCGTATGAAGATCATAAAGGAAATCAAGCAAGTCCTTATACAAAGTTCACTAAACAAGCTAAAGAAAACAGAATTATTAATGTATTTGAAAATAGTGAAGATTATAAAAGAGACTTTGTATGTGTAGATGACGTATGTGCAATACATGAAAAGATGCTTAGTATTGATAAAACTGATATTTGGAATATTGGTACAGG